AAAGTTAAGGCCGGGTCCCGCAACGGGTGCCGCACCCGCCGCAAATATCACGATGTCCATGGTGACTGTAGCGTTCACATTTGCGCCGTTACGCTCCAGTGTGGCGATGACTCTGTTGCCATCATATTCAACCGTCACACCATCGGCGCTCCATTTACCAAAAACCAGATAAGTTCCACGAGCAAACCCGGTGTCGGGCGGTGTCCACGAGCCGGTAAAAGTGACTCGTCCGCGCCATGCACACTGACCCACAACGCTGCCATTCGTGATAGTGGTAAAATCTGTACTGTCAGAAATAAATAACCCGGCACGACCGGACTGAGACGCTGGCATTATCTGCCACATCGTTCCGGGCCAGAGAATATCGTTATAGCCTTTTGCGCTGTACCACGACGAAATAGTCATGCTGCCACCATTCTGGGCGGCTCCGCTAAGGCAACCTACATCCGGAACGAGACTTGTTCCGGTTTGATAAATTCTGGCAGTTTCGTGCGGGGCATAGACCAGGGTGGCACCAGCCACATTATCAACAGCGCTTCATTCGAGGCGTTTTCGCTATGCCAATCATTCAAACATAAGGAATCCCACGATGACATTTGCTATCGCGGGCGGTGCCGTCTTGGGTGCCGCTCAACTAAATGAATCGCTATCTGACGCACACCATGCGCATTGAAGACATTTATTCAATTCGCGACCGTTCAGAAGCATGGAAGAAGTACAAAACTGACAACAGCAAAAAATGCCCGTGGGTAACCGATGAAGAGCAGATGATGCTCAAGACGGTCGTGAAGCAAGCTGCCAAATACTGGCCGCGCCGTGAGCGACTCGATGCGGCAATTGACTATGTTAACACCGAGGGGGAAGAAGGCATTAACTTCGCCGCTGAAAGGCAGCCTGAGCGCGATATCACCCCGGCAGACATTGCCACCATCAAAGAAATTAACGACGTACTCATCGCCATGAATAAAACATGGGATGAAGACCTGCTGCCTCTTTGTTCGAAAATATTCCGCCGCGAAATTCGCGATTCCTCTGAACTTACCCAAATCGAAGCTGTTAAGGCGCTCGGATTCCTCAGGCAAAAGGCGGCAGCATGACTCCCGAAATCATCCTTGAGCGCACAGGGATAGATGTGCTCACGGTTGAACAAGGAAATGAGGCGTGGCAGAGGCTGCGCCTTGGAGTTATCACCGCATCAGATGTTCATAACGTCATATCAAAGCCACGCTCAGGTAAAAAATGGCCGGACATGAAAATGTCATATTTCCACACCCTTCTCGCTGAGGTGTGTACCGGGGTTGCTCCTGAAGTTAACGCCAAGGCTCTGGCATGGGGAAAGCAATACGAGGATGACGCCAGGGCCCTTTTTGAATTCACTGTCGGCGTTCAGGTAACCGAGTCGCCGATCATCTACAAGGACGAATCCATGCGCACTGCATGCTCACCGGACGGGCTTTGCAGTGATGGCAGGGGGCTTGAGCTTAAGTGCCCTTTCACTTCTCGCGACTTCATGAAATTCCGCCTCGGCGGATTTGAAGCCATTAAGTCGGCCTACATGGCTCAGGTGCAGTTCAGCATGTGGGTAACCGGAAAAGATGCCTGGTACTTCTCGAATTATGACCCGCGCATGAGGCGCGAAGGACTTCATCATGTCGTTGTAGAGCGTGATGAAAAGTACATGGAAGACTTCACGGAATCGGTGCCAGAGTTCATTGAAAAGATGGATATGGCGCTGGCAGAAATTGGCTTCACCTTCGGCGAACAATGGAGGTGAAATGCCAGCAGAACCATTCAAAAAGCGCCGCGGCAATCAGCAGACTCTTGGCCGCAACTGGACTACCAAAGAGTTAAACCTCATCAAATCCCTGGCTGGCACAGTCCACCCTAAAGTCATCGCCCGCCAGTTAAACCGCTCATACGAATCTATCCGCCAGATGGCAAATCGCGAGCACATCAGCCTGCGTCGCGTTTAATCGTGCGCCACGGACGGCGCGAGGAAAAATCCATGATTACACATGGCCCGCTTATCACACCAAGCGAGCTACAAGCTCGCGTCAAATCTCAGCCGATGCCGAGCCGCGAAGAGCTCATGAAGCGCAACAGCTTCGGCTCTGTGAATAACAACAAATACCTCAACCGCTGGCTGCGTCAAGGCGGTGCCGCATGAGCAAAGAAGTCGAAAAGCTAAATGACCATGAATTAGCTGACCTGAAAAACGCTATCGAAAGAGAGCTTAAGCGCCGCGCTGATGGCCCAAAAGTCACCACGTATTATGTTGTCTCATGTATCACAAACGCTCAGCATTTTACTGATATGGACTGCGCTTTGCGCTGCTTAAAGCGTGTGGCGGAGGACCTTATTGAATGGGTGGCGGAAGACCAGGAAAACCGTGATTACGTCAATCGATGCACTGGCATTGTTGGAGCAAAACTTCAGGTTGTTGAGATGAATGTCGACCATTTCAACATGCGTGTTGCAGAGAAGTATTTCGATGATGATTGCTATCCACCGGAGGCCTCATGATGACCATCGACACAGCAGAACTGAAAGCTGCGGCTGAGAAGGCGACTCCGGGGCGCGTCGGCGACAGAATCGACGGCAGCGGGAGTATCAAATATCGCTGCGTCGGTGCTGACGGCTCCCTTGTGCTCCTGACAGACCACAAAAACAACGAGTACGGATTTGTTGGCGACAACGGAGAGGCCGACGAATTGTTTTTCCGGCTCTGCACTCCTGAAGCGGTGATTGAGCTGATAGCAGCGCTGGAAGCCGCGCAGAAGCGCATCGCTGAACTGGAGGCGCGCAAGGTTAAGCTGCCGAGCATTAACCCGCAAATGTTCAACGACGATGTGATGTTTGGTTATCGAAAAGCACAACGCGAGGCTGTTGAGTTTTGCGCCGCAGCAGGCATCAATCTTGAGACAGGGGGTGAGTAATCATGGCGAAATTTACAGACGTACACGACCTGTTGACCGCCTACCAGAAGCAGGCGCGTAAAGTGCCCGCAAAAGGCGTTTATGCTTCAAAGCAGCGGCGTGACGAGGTGCAGGCGGCACACGCAAGAAGGGTAATTCGTCAACGTAAGCGTTCTGTTGGGAAGTCCAATAAATTAGGAGGTCGTCGCCGGGCTGAGGTGTTGGCGGCACTGATTTGCGAAATGAATTTTTGGGCGATTGTGTGTCGCAGTAACAGGAAGAACGCCAGCCAGGCTGACGAGGTGTGCGTGGCAGGCATCAATCTTGAGACAGGGGGTGAAGCGTGAGCGTAGAACTGGTCGATAAACGCCGTCCGGGTCAGCGAATCGCCGGTCTCGGACTGGCTAACGGCACGTGGTTTGCAGTGCTGGATATTCCTGGCATGGAGAAACTGGTCAATCAGCAACACACCAACGACCCGCTGGATGTAACGAAAGCCAAAGCCAAAAAGATGGCGGCCCTTGTTGAAGCGTGGACGCCCCATGACGGCTGGTCTGGCAGTGAGCCAGAAAAAATGAAGGGTTACATCGTCAATTTTCTGCGTGAATGCAACGGTTTCAGGAGCTATTGAAATGAGCGAAATAAGCCAAGAAGCTCTGGCGGTAGCGTGCGCAGACAAAGTGAGACAGCTTGAGTTTTCGGTTAAACAGAGCGCGTTTGATTCAGTCAGGCAGGAGCTTGAGACTGAATTAGCAATCGCGCGCGTAGCACTGCTGGCGATGCGGGAGCGGGCGGAGCCGGTGGCGTGGACTGACGAGCAAGAGCTACGCGACGCAAAAAAATCTGGGGTTGGCTATCTGTTTGGTATGGGCGCTGAAGCCAATAAATTTGTAGACCCACACCGCAAGATGATGCTCTACACCGCACCGCCCGCGCCAGTTGTGGCTGAGCCTGTAAGCCAGCCTTACAAGTTGCCGGGAAAGGAGGAGTGATGGCTAATTCCGCAGCAGAGCGCAAAGCAGCCCTTACACAACATTTTCAATTCTCTGCTGCATAAATGACCTTCCCACTGTTTATCATACCCTCTCAAACAGCGAGGAGTTCATTAATATGATTTGTCCAAAATGTGGTTCTACTGCAATTTCCAAAGAGACAACAATGCGTGGCTGGTCTGGAGATTATGTTTGCGTTCCGTGTGGTTACAACGATGCAAAATCTGCTTTCGAGAAGGGGCAGGAAAAGACCAGCAAGCCTGTTAAATGGACACTTAAAGAAAAGCGGTAAGGCCACGAATTGACAGCCCGCCCACCTCAATTTACTGTATATAAATACAGTTATTTTGAGGTGTCATTGTGAGCAAAGACTCGGACTACTTAATCATCTATCGAGGCGAGATACATCATCGCATAACGCCCGGTCGATGGGTGCTGATTCAGCGCGCCGTGGAATACGGTGGAGGGTGGTGGCTAGGGAAAGCATACGACGATGTTTTTATGCTGGAGTTCGAGAAGCCATGCTCGATGACCGTAGCGTCGGAGTACATCATTTCACACAGACGGATGAGTACATTCCCACCGTGGGACGATGAATTTGAGTTAACACCATGACCCGCCGAGTGCGGGTTTTTTATTGGAGCAAACATATGAAGCTGATTGATTTACTGCTGCAGGAGTTGCCCAAACGTGGCGGGTGGCCTGACCGTGCAAGTTATGCAGCGCAAGATTGGAATGGCGGAGCCTACTTTTATAGTGTTAAGCCTTATTTAACGGCAAGTGGTCGCGTCTGGGACTCCAGTGAAGCCTATGAAGAATTTTTTATGTTAGATGGAGCCAGTGACTACGCCACCGCCATCATCACCCGCGAACAATACGAAGCCGCCCTTGCAGCTGCGCAACAGCCGGTATGGAATGGTGAGGGATTGCCGCCGGTTGGGTGCCGTATTGAAGCGTTTTCCGGTGGCGAATGGGTTGAGGCTATCGTCACTTACAATGAGCCTCCAGAATTCCATGGTGATGCAGCCGCATGGAAAGAGGTGCTGGCTTTTGACTGCAGGACAACAAGACCTTTCTGGACTGATGAGTTTCGCCCCATCCGCTCAGAAGCCGATAAGAAGCGCGATAGCATTATCGCAGAGATTGGAAAAGCATATAAAAATTGCCCACACAGTGAAGCTGTTCCGTATGCAATATACGAAGCTATAGCAAAACATATTCGCATCGAATAGGCCGCCATGAGCGGTCTTTTTATTGGAGATTGAGATGTCAGGACAGAGCAAGTATTACGACTACTACATCGTTGAAGGGCCGGAAGTGAAGGCGCTTATTGATGGATACGACCAAATAGGCAAAAAGCGAAACGAAATCATGCAGGCAGCAATTGATAAGGTTGGCGCTATCGCATGGACAAATAGCAGCAGCTGGGGAGATAAGGGCGGGCTGATACAGGCTTTCGTGTGGGAAAAAGGTTTTGCATTCCCTGCCCCGGTGACCATCAAAAGCGAGGAGTTTTGGGAAGGTAAGCGAGTTGTTATCGCGCGAGGAAAAGGAAACAGCAAAGAAGGGCGTGAGTATCAAAAAACGCTGGAAGCGGTAAAGGATGAGGCCAACGAGCAACTCAAGGCTCTGCCGCTCTGGCAGTCGTACATCATTGATCATTATGGTGTCATGCGAACAGTAATTGGCGGACCAGCAGGTCGCGGATACGGTTTTGCCATGCTGAGCACTTATGGCGGCAAATGTCCGGGCCGCGATGATGCGCTGGTTTTCGCGATCCCAAACGACAAAAGTGAGCGTCACGGTGATGTGGTAATCCCCGAAAGCTTCCAGAAGCTAACGTACGGTCAGTTTTATGACCTAATCAACCGTGAAGATGAACAGGCCGCCTGATGGCGGCTTTTTTATTTACGCCTGGAGATAATCGAATGAATACAGCAATGAGCGATAGACTCATGCCGATCACCGATGTGTGTGCGGCAACCGGCTACAAGAAGCCTACCATTTATGAATGGATGCGAGATGGTAAATTTCCACGTCCTGTTAAGATTGGCAGAAGCGTCCGATGGCCCTCCAGTGAAGTCGATGCGTGGATAAAGGATAAAATCACTTCTTGTCCTCGATCAGGCCAGCAATAACACCTCCCCACCAATCCATCATTTCCCTTCTTTCTTTCATATACTCCGCATGATTATACGCGGCAGCCACTCTATTCTTTTGCTGATGAGCCAGTTGTGCTTCTATCACTTCTGGCCTGAAGCCTTGCTCATACAAAGCGGTGGATGCCGTGGCGCGGAAGTCATGCCCGGTTATCTCACCGCTTGCAAAACCCTGATACTCGATAGCACGATTAATGGTGGTCTTGGCAATTGGCTGTCCAGGCTTTGATGGGCTGGGGAAGAGATATTCTTTATCACCTGTCAGTGGTTTAAGTTCTTCCAGCAATGCGATAACATGGTCGCACAACGGAACGCGGTGTTCGCGGCGTTTCTTCATCACTTCTTTTGGGATTATCCATTCGGCTTTTTCTAAGCTGATATCATCCCACCTGGCAAACCTAAGTTCCTGTTGACGCACGAATGTCATAACCAGCATTTTTATGCAGATAACCATGACCGGGCTTTTGTAATTTCGTAGCGAGACAAATAGCTGACGAAGCTCTTCTGTAGTTGCCGGTCTAGCGTGGGTGGTAGGCTTTTGCATCACCGCGCCGCGAAGGGCATACGATGGATCGACTTCAGCTCTCAGTGTGGCGACGGCGTAGCAAAAAACGGCCGAACATATCTGTCTCACCTTTCCTGCGGAATAAGCATTCCCTGCCTTCTCTAGCTTCCGCATCAATGCAAGTATGTGCGCCGCTTTAACGTCCTTTACTGGTATCTTCCCTATTGCGGGCAGGATGTGCTTATCCAGGAATCCACGATTAACTATCTGAGTTTTCTCTGCCCAGGTCTGGCACTTTCGCTCATACCATTCTTCAGCGATTGATTTGAAGGTGTTCTCTGCATCACCCATAACCATCAGCTTTTCAGTGTCTTTGACGATGGTTGGATTTTTGCCCTGCCTAACCTGTTCTCTTGCCCACTCTCTTTCTCTTCTGGCATCAGCCAGGGAGACGCCAGGGTACTCGCCTATCGTATAGCGCCCGTCTTTTTTTGGTGACAGCCAGAACCGGTATCGCCATATCTTGGCACCGGTAGGCCTGACATCAAGATAGAGGCCCTGACCATCCTGAAGCGAGTAAGGCTTCTCATGAGGCTTAGCATTTCTGATTTTTGTGTCGGTTAATGGCAT